ACATCAAACAAAACAGATAACGATGCCAAACGAACATTAAGCATTAATTCGGAAAGAAGAAAAATAAGTGATTATATAAAAAAGAATGATCCAACGTCAGTTTCAAAAGATGAAAAGCAAGAAATGTTTCTACATCAAAGGCAAACAATTCTGAATAATCTTATGCAGAAAAGATTAAAGATTGTTATGCCTGGCAACTTTCAACTCTCTTCAGGGTTTAATGTTACCATTGATGCTTCTGGATTTTCAGCACGAACAAAAGGTGAAGATATAAATGCTGATTTAAGTTTGAGTGGAAAATATATTATAACAGGAACAAGGCATATAATTGGATTTCGTAGTCATGTTACCATAATTGAGGTTGCAACAGATTCGACAAATGATTCTAGAACGCTAGTTAGTTCTTCTAATCAAAAAGAGGCTTTAAAACAATATGACAATTCAATACGAGCAATATAATGAATAAAAATTTTGCTGGCAAAGATGGTTTTATATGGTGGACAGGTGTTGTTGAAGATCGACAAGACCCATTAAAACTTGGCAGGTGTCGAGTTCGTTGTTTAGGATGGCATAGCACAAATAAATCAGATATGCCAACTAATCGTCTGCCATGGGCAACGCCTAATATTCCATTGAATATGCCAATAGTGTATGCTCCTAAAGAAGGTGACATGGTATTTGGTTTTTTCATTGACGGAGAAAATGCACAAGAACCTGTTATGCTTGGCGTATTTCCAGGCATACCTTTAAAAGCAGGCAATAGACAAGAACCTTTTAATGACCCAAGAACATCTGCTGAACTTGCTACCGCACCTGTAAAACCTGATGAGTCTGCTACAAACTATCCACGAAAGTTAGATGAACCGACAACATCACGATTGGCACGTAATGATTCTGATTATCCACCGCCAATTAATGCAGCAAAGAAAACAAAAAAAGCAACCAAAGTAGAACCTGATTCTTACTATGCTGCTAAGTATCCATACAACCATGTATATGAAACTGAATCAGGCCATGCGTTAGAGTTTGATGATACTAAAAATGCGGAAAGAATACATCTATATCATCGGTCAGGTTCTTATGTTGAGTATGGCCCATTAGGTGATCGTTCGGAAAGAATACAAAGAAATAAGTTTGAAGTGGTTATTGGTAACGAACAAGTTTACGTTAAAGGTGATGTTACAGTATTCATTGAAGGAAATGCTACCGTAGATGTTCGTAAAAATGTTAAACTGACTGTAGGTGGAAATTTCCAAGCAGATATTACTGGCACATGTAAAGTAACCTCTGGAGGTAATATGACACTCAAAGCACCACGTATCGACTTAAACTAATATGCCAGCAGTCTCTCGTAAATCAGGAACAGATTCAATATCCACAGGACATGGATGTGATGCTACAACTGTTACCGATCAAGGTTCTTCTGATGTTATTGTGAATGGCATTGGTGCAGTACGTGCTGGAGATTTGTGTCAAGTGCATTTGATTCCCTCAGGAAGTTCTTGTGTGCCACACACTGTACCTCTAACCTCATTTTCAAGCACAGTATTTGTTAATGGAAAAGGTGTTGGAAGACAGGGTGATCAATATTCTGGTCATACTTTGACTTCTGGTTCTGGTAATGTTTTCGCTGGAGGTTGAATAAATAAACGATGTCAACAACAATAACTTCCTCAAATCCAATAATTAATGGCGAAAGAGTCTTTAAAGATTTGGATTTAAATTTTACAGCACATCCTATAAAAAAGGATATTGTAAAACATACTAATGAATATGCAGTAATTAATTCCGTTAAAAATTTAATTTTAACAAATTACTATGAGCGTCCTTTTAGACCAGAAATAGGCAGTGGAATAAGTAACTTATTATTTGAAAATGTTGATCCTCTGATTTCTTCACGATTAGAACGTGCCATTGAAGAAACAATTTTAAACTATGAACCTAGAGTTTCATTGAGTCTTGTTAATGCAACCGCGTATCCTGATGAAAACAGATATAGTGTGACACTGACATTTTTCATTATCAATAATCCAAACCCAATTACAATTGATTTTTTCCTAGAAAGAATTAGATAAAAATGGCAGATCGTTTAAGAATTACCGAACTTGATTTTGATACAATCAAGGAAAATTTAAAAGCATTTTTAAATCAACAGTCTGAATTTACCGATTATGATTTTGAGGGTTCTGGTTTAAATATACTGTTGGACATACTTGCCTATAACACACATTATAATGCATACTATTTAAATATGGTTGCTAATGAATCGTTTTTGGATACTGCACTGCTTCGTGATTCTGTCATTTCTCATGCTAAAGTTTTAGGTTATGTTCCTTATTCTTCTAAAGCACCTCGTGCAAATATTAATTTCACTGTATCAACAACCAACAGTACTCCTGCAACATTAACTATACCAAAAGGATTTACTTTTTTATCTGATGACATTGATGGTATAAGTTATAATTTTGTGACGTTGCAGGAAACTATTGTAACAAAATCAAATACAAGTTTTTCTTTTTTAAATTTGCCAATTCATGAAGGCCAATTAGTATCTTATGCATATGCTCATGATCAAGCAACAAATCCAAAACAGTTATTTTCTATACCGGATGCCGACGTAGATACTTCTACTTTAACGGTAAGAGTTAGTCCTTCTGTAGCAAATACAGACTTTACCACATTCACTCTTGCTACGGATGCATCGGAAGCAACTACAACTTCTGCCGTTTTCTACTTACAGGAAAATAAGGCACAAAGTTATCAAATATATTTTGGCGATGATATAATAGGTAAAAGTATTTCTGACGGTTCTATCGTATCAATAAGTTATCTTGTAACGAATGGTGATGCTGCCAACAAAGCAAATAATTTTGTTGCGACTGCTACACTTTCGGACTCACTAGGTAATAATTTAACAGACTTTACAATTGATCCAATTGGTGAAGCGGCAGGTGGTTCTGAACGTGAAAGTGTAGATAACATTAAATTTTCTGCGCCACTTCAATTCACAACTCAAAATCGTTTGGTAACATTTAAAGACTATGAGTCCTACATTCAAAAAAGTTATCCATCGGTTGATTCCGTTTCTGTATGGGGTGGTGAAGATGAAGTACCACCAACCTATGGTCAAGTTTATGTTGCATTAAAACCCAAAGCAAATTATTACTTATCTGATACCGAGAAGCAAAGAATTATTGATGAGATCATTACACCAAAAGCGGTTGTTACCGTAAAAACTGTAATTCGTGATCCAGAATTTTTGTATCTATTGATTTCTACTGCGGTTTCTTATGATCAAAATAAAACCACTCTAACTCCCGAACAAGTTAAAACAGGGATTAAAAATTCTATCTTATCATATAGTTCAACGTATTTAAATAAGTTTGATTCAAAATTGGTTATATCAAGACTGCAAGATGCAATTGATGCTACGGACCGCAACTCAATCGTTGGTTCAAAGATAAGTGTTCGTGTTCAAAAAAGATTTGAACCTATAGTAAATCAATCCAAACCTTATTTTATTAACTTTAACACACCTGTCCGTCGTGGCACAATCAACAATAGACTAGCATCAACGTTTTTTATTGTTGAAGATAGTGAAGGAATTAACCGCGAAGTTCAATTTGATGAGATTCCACAATCATTTAGTGGTGTTTCTTCAATCGGTGTAATGAATCCAGGTAAAGATTATACAAGTTCACCTACTATAACAATTTCTGGTGATGGTGTTGGCGCAACTGCTTCCGCAACTATAGTTAATGGCGCAATTGAAAGCATTCAGATTGTCAATCGTGGTATTGATTACACACGTGCCACAGTTACTATTACCGGCGGCGGTGGATATGGTGCAACAGCAGAAGCAATTCTTGATGGTAGAACAGGACAAATACGTACAGTATATTATGATGTTAATTCTCAACGTCAAATTGTTGATGAGAATGCTGGAACAATAGACTATGATTCTGGCACGATATCCATATCAAATATTCTTATCAAATCTGTTTCCGCAGTTGATGGTTTAATACGCCTATCTTTAGAGTCTGAAAAAGGTATTATAAGTACCGTAAGAAGCACCATATTAACATTAGATCAAGATGATCCTATATCTATTAGTACCACACTAGAAACCGCATAATGTCAGCGAATACAGATTTTAAAACATCATTACTTGTCGGTCGGCAACTTCCAGAATTTGTTCGAGATGAGTATCCTACGTTTGTCACGTTCTTGGAAGCATACTATGAATTTCTTGAAAAGAAACAAGGAACACAAAAAAATGATTTAGTTAATGCTGCCAAAAGTCTTAGAGACATTCGTGATGTGGATTCTTCGATAGCAGAATTCGAAACCAATTTTTATAATACATATGCATCACTAATACCTATTGAAGTGCAATCAGATAAGGCACTTTTATTCAAACACCTAGTTCCACTGTATAAAAGTAAAGGTAGCGATGCGTCCTTTAAGTTATTATTTCGCCTTGTTTTTGGTGAAGATATTGATTTAATTTTACCTAAAAATAATGTTCTTAAAGCATCTGGCAGTAAATGGCAAATTGATAATAAACTTCGTATCAACGCACAGATTTCATCAAGGTATGTTGGTAATGGTTCAACTAAAATTTTTAATTTAGCACAAGTATCCGCCGCAGATCAAATAACAGTTTATGTTGATGGAATAGAGAAAAATTTAACAACTGATTTTTTCCTTAAGGTTGAATATCGACAGTTAATTTTTAAAACTGCACCAACAAATAACTCAGTCATTACGGTTGAATATTCTGAATTTAATCCAGCACTATTATATAATCGTAAAGTTACAGGTTTAACTTCTGGCGCAAGTGCTATTATTGAGAGCACAAATCGCCGTGTTATTTCCGACTCTTTGAATTTAGGTTTGCCTATTGAACTTGTAGTTAATGCAAATTCATTGGATGGTAATTTTCTTAATGGTGAAAACGTATCAATACCAATCTTAGATTCAAATGAAGTTCTAATTGATATTCGTGCATCAACGTTTTCAATCGTTAGGGCAATTGATATCATTAGTGGTGGTGTAAACTATAATGTGGGTGATGTTATAGTTGTGTCTGGTGGTGGCTCTACTGAAAGTGCAACCATTAGAGTTGAAGATGTTTTCCGTGGTACGATTGATAGAATCTTAGTGCATCATGGTGGAGCAGTATTCACATATGGTTCGGACGTTCGTGTTTCTGGTAATGGTAGTAGCGTTTTAACTTTGGTTGTTGATGGGGTTGATACCTCAGGTGCAAATGCTTCAAATACCTTCATCATTTCCACAGACACAATTTCAAATTTTAATGGTTCCGTTCATGCGGCAAACTCATTAATTAGTGGAGCAGCATATGGTTTTACAAATTTTGGAAATGCAAATTTAAGCACACGGGTTATTGACTCACTTACGTTTGATACCTTAACAGTTGGTCCAATTACTAATGTGTCCATTCTATTTTCAAATGTTCTTTCGTCGGTTCAACCAACATTAGATGCATTTGGTGCCGCATATGGAAATTTTACAAACTTCCGTACACCAAGAAGTCTTGGCACACTTGCTCGATATAAAATTAATAATCCTGGTGTTGGTTATAGAATTGGTGACGAAATAGATTTTGGTCCTAATCCATCGATGACTTTTGGTATTGGTGCTGCTGCCACAGTTTCAAATGTATCTTCTGTTGGTGAAATTTTAACAATTTCATCCGCAAATTCAAGAATAACAGGAACAGTTTCTATACAATCGGGTCTGACTCAAGTTGCTGGCGCTGGTACTAATTTTTTATCCGAATTGTTTATTGGCCAAAAAATTGAAGTCAATAGAGAATTCCGAACAGTTGCTACGATTGCCGATGATGTTACATTAGATGTTACTGCACCTTTTGCCACAAATGCAATCAATAAAAAACTTGGAGTGTTCAACAGATATCCTAAAGGTGGTGTTGGTTATGTACAAAATAATTTTCCGTCAATAACTGTATCTTCAAACACTGGTTCAGGTGCGTCTGTTGAAGTGGATTCTCTTGCTTCAGACAATGATCGATTAGAAGCGGCAGGTGTTGCCAATTTAGGTGCGATAACTAAAATTCGTATTGTAAGTCCAGGTGCAGGGTTCCAATTTAAACCAATCATTAGTGCTACAACATTAGGTAGTGGCACAGCAGTTCTAGAAGCACAAATTGAAAGTTCATATTTGTCCACTCCAGGTCGTTGGACAACTTCAGATTCAATCTTATCATCAACTGAAAGAAAACTTGCTGGTCGAAATTACTATGTTGATTACTCATATGTCATCTCATCACAAATTGAATTCTATCGTTATAAGCAACTGTTAAAACAACTTCTACATCCAGTAGGTTTGATTAACTATGCTTCTTATGAAAAATCAACTGAGATTGCAGCAAATAATTTAAGTTTAACAACCTCTGATGTTTTTCCTGATCTTGCTTTTTCTGGAAGAGTAAATGTAGGTAACGGTAGTATTGTTGTTACAGGCACCAACACAAAATTTAATATTGCCAATTCTAGAGGAAGTTTAACAGTTGGTTCATACATTAATGTAAATGGTGAATCAAGAAAAGTCAATTCAATTATTAGTAACACATCGTTGATTACTTCTTCGGAAATTAATCAAATCTTAATCAGTAACACAGGTTCAGGATATTCAAATTCTTATGTGACCTTTGCGAATGGTGGTGGTAAAATAACCACGTTATCCATTCCAGCAAGTCAAGGTGGTTCAGGTTATTCTGACGGTCTAGTTTTGTTTGTTGGTGCAGATGAAGCAGTTCCTGCAATAGCATCAATTTCTGTTTATCCATCTAATGGAACAATTAATACGATTAGTTTATCTGTAGAAGCAAATGTTTATGCAAATGGTTTATATTCAAAACTACCAACGGCAATTCCTGCTAGTGATCCAGATTTAGTTCTTTATGCAAATACAATTACTATAGCAAATTCAGGTGAAGGTTATTCAAATGGTCATCTAGTATTTACTGGCGGTGGTGTAAAAACTAAAGCATTTGGTTCAGCAACCATATCTGGCACAACGATGACCGTTACGGGTGTTCCTGTAGCAAATTATGGCACATTTGCTGTAGGACACACAGTTGCTGGTACGGATGTTACTCCAGGAAGTAAAATTGTTTCTTTAGGTACAGGAACTGGTGGCAATGGTACTTACGTATTGAGTGTATCATCTACTGTTATTTCCGCAGTTAATGTTGTTGCTACTAGACAAGCAACAGCAACCGTTGAAGTTTATGGTGGTGCTTTAGGCAATGGCGCAATTCGTAGAATCACCGTTAGTGATCCTGCGCTGTACGAAAACAATCCTTCTGCAAAACCAAACTCAGAACCTAACGTTGTAATATCTCAAGTCACAGTTACCTCTGTTGGTAATGGACATTCAAATGGTGTTTTAACATTCTCTGGTGGAACTCCAAGAAGAGAAGCAACAGTAACAGTTGAAGTTTATGGAACACCTACTCTCAATATAGCAAACTTAACTATATTAGATTCTGGTAATAACTACACAAATGGATTCATGACTTTCTCTGATACTGCTCGGTCTGGTAATTCAGCAAATATTAGAATCTATGTTCACAGTCAGGGTGCTGTAGGTAATGCAACTATATCTGGCACAACAATGACCGTTACCAGTTTTGCTTCTGGTTATGGATTCTTTGCTGGTCAAAGTATTAGTGGTAATGGAATTGTTACAGGAACAACTATTACTGCTTTGGGTTCAGGTTCTGGTTCTACAGGAACATACACAATTAGTCGTTCACATACGATAGCATCTGAGATAGTTGTTACATCTGTTGGAAGAACTGGTAACGTTAAAAATGTTGTCATACAAGATGCAGGCTCATACTTATATTTGCCTGGCATTATAAAAGCAAATAGTTTAGGTGATGGTAATTTACGATTCACTGTGGGTGTCAATACGATTCCAGCAAACGGTTCTATTCGTACTGTTACGATTGTTGATCCTGGAAGATATTCGACACCACCAACTGCCGTTTTAAATACGGCACCGATTTCGATTAGTGCAATTTCTCCAACAACAGGCACTCCAATTCTTTCTGGAAATACGCATTCAAATGGATTCATTGTCTTTACTGGTGGTGATCCTGTTATTCCAGCAAATGCAAGTGTTGAGATTTATCCTCCTAGTGTGGTTGGAAGTAATGGTGTGGTTCGCAGAGTTATAGTTAATAATGCTGGACTTTATCGTACAGCACCAGTTGCTACTGCAAACAGTGTTCCAGTTTCGATTACACAAGTGCTGCCAATTGAAGGTGGAACTGGATACTCAAATGGTTTTATAACGTTCAGTTCAGCAGCATCACAAAATGCGATAGTCCGAATAATTGTTAATGCTGCGGGTTCTATTGTTCGAACAATTATTGATCATGAGGGATTGTATCCAAATAGTAGTGGTGTGATTATTACTGGAACAACAGGTGGTGGAACAGGTGCAACATTTGCAATATCATTCAATGCAAATACAAGTAATCTAGCACAATTTACGCTAACCACTGGTGCAAATGCCACATATACTGGTGCAGTAACAATAACTGCAAATAGCAATGTTTATACAAATGCGGCATTTACCATAAACGGTGTAGCAAATGTACAAACCACCGCCAATATAACTGTTGGATTTACTGGTAGAAATACTGCGGCAAACGCCTCTGTGGAAGTATATCCAGGAAACGGATCGATTCGTTCTGTCACTATTAATAATCGAGGTGACTATTATTATGTTCCAGACATAATTGTTACCTCAGGCGGTACCTATGGTTCGATAAATATAACTGGAACCACAATGACTGTTACAGGTTCACCTGTTGCGCCAGTTGGAAACTTTAGAGTCGGACAACGAATAATTGGTTCAGGCATCACTGATGGAACTAAAATTCTATCTTTGGGAACTGGAATTGGTGGAAATGGAACGTATAATGTGTCAATTTCACATGCCGCAACTGCTACAGTAAATGCGATTGCTATTGGAGTAGATGCAATTTTAAATGTCAACACGTTTGGCATATTTACTCAGACAGCAAATTTACAATCTGCAACCGTTTCAAGAAAAGATCCTTCAATTTTCATAACTGAAGATTCTTCTTACGACCTAGTTACAGAAGATAATAACACTATTACTACAGAGTTTTAATTAGGACAAAAAATGGCAAACATAAAAGTATCTGAATTAACTGAATTAACTTCCCCTACGGCAAGTTCGGCGGATAAATTTCTACTAATTACAGATTCAAGTTCGGGCATTCCAGTGTCTAAGAAAATATCTTTAAGCACACTTGATACGTTTTTGGACGTTACAAATAGTCATGCGAATGGCGCATTCAATAAAGCAAACGGTGCATACAATCATGCAAATGCCGCATTTGTTGCTGCCAACACATTTGCATCTAGTTCAGATACCGCCAATGCTGCATTCATAAAAGCAAACGCAGGAATACTACACGCACAGTCTGCGTTCATCCAAGCAAATGCCGTATTTACACAATCAAATAACTATGTGTGGCCAACTGGTAATGCCGCATTTATTCAAGCAAATGCTGTATTTGCACAATCAAATATCTATGTATGGCCAACAGCCAATGCAGCATTTGTTAAAGCAAACTTAGGTCTTACACATGCACAGTCGGCATTCATTACTGCCAATGCTTCTTTCCTTGCAGTCAATACTATTATTGATTTTGCAGCAAGTGCATTTAATAAAGCAAATGGTGCGTATGATCAAGCAAATAATGCAAATGCGTATACCGCAGCAAATTTAGCAACCACATTGTGGGCAACATCACCGCCAGCGACAATTGATATTGCAATTGAACGGTTAGCAAATGCTGTTATAATTCTGCGTGGATACAGTCCAATACCATAATAAATATAAACTATGACCTCAGTAACAACAAAAACATTATCCTATATTACGGCATCTCAATTTAAAGAGTCGTTTTATGAATTATCGCCAACTATTGGTTATCTGTTTATTGGTAACCATTTAAAGTATGTTGATGAAAATAATCCTCCGATTATCAAAGATACCATAGATACGCAAAAAACCATATGGGATAATATGTTTGCGGCAAAAAAGATTGTCGGTAACGATGTTGAGTTTGTATTACCAAGAATCAATTGGACTGCTAATACAAAATACAAACAGTATGACGACATGATACCCCAAAGCGATTTGTTGACGGGTAACACTTCGTTGAATGTTAAACCCATGTATGTCATGACAACGGAACGAAATGTTTATAAGTGTGTATCTAACAATGTCTCTGCAAATTCCACAGTAGAACCGTCTGGTGATTTTACTTCTTCAAATGGTAATATCTCAACATCTGATGGTTATATTTGGAAATACATGTATAATGTAAAACCATCAAATAAGTTTTTTAATTTGGATTGGATGCCTGCACCCACATCGACTAATCAAGTCGATTATAGTGTGAATAACATTGGTGTGGTTGATGGCGAATTAACAACCATAGTAGTTCAAAATACGGGTGCTCAATACTATGAAAGTAAAGTGAGTGCTTTTGCATTTAGTGTTGGTTGTACTTCAATTACTTTAGCAAACACAACCAATGTTGTTGCAAATATGTCTGTGTCTGGAACAGGTATTGCACCAGAAACATATGTTTCAAGTGTAGATATACCAAACAATAGAATAACATTATCCATAGAAACAACTTCAGGGGGTGGTGTAACTGCGGCAAATCAATTGTCCATCTCAACAAGAATTTATATTGATGGTGATGGTACAGGTGTTTCAGCAACTCCAGTGGTCAATACCACTGGACATATAACCAAAGTTACAGTTTCCACAATTGGTATTAATTACTCACGTGCCAACGGATACATTTATGGAACAGGCACTGGAGCAAACACCGCAAATGTTCGTTGCATCTTGTCGCCAAAATACGGTCATGCATTGAATCCTGCAAGGGAACTTGCCGCAACAAACGTAATGATTTCTTCTCGTATCGGTGAGATTGATACAACAGAAAATGGTAAAATACCAGCAAATACAACAATTCGACAATACGGGATTTTTGTTGACCCGCATAAATATGGGGATGCAAATGTAGTTTCAGCAATAAATGCCAACTCAGTCATTTCGCAAACTACCGATGTTTCTATAGTTGCTGGCGCACCATATTTTATAGATGAATTTGTTTATCAAGGTTCTTCATCCGCTACGGCATCTGCTTATGGGTTTATACTTGACCAGACATCCACTGTCATTAAATTGACGAATGTAAAAGGTACAATAGCAACTGGTGTTCCATTTGTCGGTGTGAATTCTGGAGTTAGTAGGTTGGTTGTTAGTGTAACTAATCCAGAATTTGAACCATACAGCGGCGATTTACTATACGTGGAAAATACAAATAAGATTACACGTGCAGATGGACAAGCAGAGAATTTAAAACTTATTGTTAGATTTTAAAGGTTAATAAATGGCACTTACTACAAATTTTAATACTGATCCTTACTACGATGATTTCGATGATAATAAAGATTTTCATCGAATTTTATACAAACCAGGATATGCAGTTCAGTCCCGTGAATTAACACAATCTCAAACAATACTTCAAGACCAAATTAAAAAATTTGGTAATCATGTTTTTACCAGTGGTTCTGTTGTAACTGGTGCCCAAATTTCAATTCAAAATACCGTTTATCTAAACATATCTTCAACATACGGCTCTTCAGATATCGGTTATATTAATTTTGATAAACAAACGATTTATAATACAGCAAATACTAAACGTGCATATGTATTAAAATCATATGATGCAATTACTGCAAACAGTGAACCAATTCAATTTATTATTAATCAAGTTTTTGGTGATCCTTTTGTTGCAGGGGAAACAATATACACCGCAAACACTGATTCAAATTCAGTAGCATATTATGCGAATGTATCAAGCACTGGAACACCAGTTGGTAATAACTCATCGTTTTCAATTAATGACGGTGTATTTTATTATGAAGGATTCTTTGTAAAGAATCAACCACAAACTGTAGCAATCAGTAAATACGATAGGAAAGGAAATGCTCTTATTGGTTTTGTGGTATCTGAAGATATTATTGATTACACCGAAGATACTTCGTTGTTAGATCCAGCACAGAGTTCTTCTAATTTCCAAGCACCAGGTGCAGATCGTTATAAGATTACTTTAACTCTTGATAAACGCAACCTTGATAGTACAGACTTAACTAAGTTTATTGAACTTGCACAATTTAAAAATGGTCGTCCTTTATCAGTAGTAGAAACTCCAATTTATGGTCCGTTAAAAGATGAGTTGGCACGCAGAACATATGATGAGTCTGGCGATTATATTGTTAAAAATTTCGAAATCTTTTTAGAAGATAACACCCAAAATACTGCATTTGCAAATGCCATATTCAGTCCAGGTAAAGGTTATGTACGTGGTTATGAATATGGTACTGGCGGTGCAACATCTATCACTTTCGCAAAACCTAGAACTCTTGTAAGTGTTAATAATCAGAGAGTTAGTTCAGACTATGGTTATTATGTTTATGCGAATGGTTTTTATGGTTCGTTTGCAACAAATCAATATGCAAATGTAGATATTCTTGCCGTAGATTCTGGAGTTGCTCGGTCATATCTGGTTAGTAGCACAAATGGAGTTACTGGAAATACAGCAAATATTTCTAATGTAACTATCGGTACAGCAAAGGTTAAACTATTATCATTTGTTTCGACTGGTGCGGATGAACGTACTGCTAACAATTACATCTATAAAATGTATTTGACTGATATCAATACCAAATCTTTGCTCAATTCTACAACTGGATATGGATATAATGCAGCAAGTGGTTCTACCACAACAATTGTTCATCCAGATGGTTTTCCAGCAAACGTAGGTTTATATATTGGTTCGACTATTCGAATCACACAGGGTGGTCAATGGGCTGATGGACCACGAATGGTTAAAGACTATGATGCAGCATCAAGAACTATTACTGTGGATCGTCCATATTCTGTAGCAGTTAATGCTGGTTCTAGATTTATGATTGACTATAAATTTACTGATGCTGAATCTTTTATTGTGAAAACTTCTGCTGGCGAATTGCTTGCCGCAGCAAATGTTCATCCTTATTCTAAAGATGTAACCAGTACAATACCAGGAGTAACTCCATATGTTTATTATCAACCAGCGTTTGTTTCAGATATAAAAAATGAACCTTTATTATTAAGAATTGGTAAGAATAATGTTGCTGACAATACGATTGCTGATTTTAGTTATTCATATAAAAGACTATATCAAAGTGTGGCATTCAGTTCAGGTATTTCCACTGCATTATCTGTTGGTGTAGGTGAGTCTTTACCAACGGCATCGTCCGAAGATTTGAAACGTAAAAACTATACCATTATTCCAACATCTACAGGTCATGTCACTTACGGTAAAGGTTATCCTGTATCATCAGCAGACTTTAGTGTTGATACGGATTCCCGTACGATAACGGTAACTGGTGGTTATAGTTTTACTGCGAACGTGTATGCAACAATTAATGCATCAAATCCAACATCGAAAACTAAAACATTCACTAAACCAAGTATGACATTGATTCCAGCAGCAGGTGGTGCTGCTAATGATATCTTTGGCAACGGTATGGTTTACATGACAAGTGTTTATGGCCAAACTCAAATTACCGAAACTTCTGCTGATGTTGGCACTGCTACTGGTACTGTAACAATGTCTGGTACCACTATGACTGTTGTGAGTGTAACTGCTGGAAAATTTGTTGTCGGTATGAAGATTACTGGTGTAAATTCCATCGATGGAATCGTTAATGGAACAACAATTACCGCTTTAGGTTCTGGTGCTGGTTATGCTGGTACATATACTGTAGATCGTTCAAGTGGAACAATATCGGGTGCAGTATCAGTTACTGGTGTTAAAGAAAGTTTTATTATTAAAACTCCTGGAGTAAAACAGTATCTGTATGCTGGAGACGTACATTCAATTAATGCTGTTTTTGATTTTGAAGGACAAGCAATTAACGATACAAATTATGCTACTGTACTTGCTAATCCATCAGCAAACATAACTTCACGGTATACTTTAGATACTGGACAGAAAGATTCATACTATGATTGGGGTGCAATCATACTCAAACAAGGACAACCAGCACCAAAAGGACCTCTGTTAATTCGTTACAATAGGTTTAGATCAACAGGTACAGGTTTCTTTAACGTTGATTCTTACACACGATTAGGTAAACAATCTGATGGTGGAAATGGATTGGATTATGGTTATATACCAGAATATGTTTCCGAAGATGGCACAACTTATAGACTCCAAGATTATCTAGATTTCAGACCAGTCCGTAAAGATGCCGTAAATGCATTTACTTCCAAAAACTTTGTGTTTGATGTGGAAGAAGCAAGTTCTGGTCCTAAAATTAGTGATCCAGAACAAACTGTTCTTCTAGATTATTCTTATTATTTGCCACGTATAGACCGAGTTGTTCTTAATAGAGTTGGTCCAAAAATTGAAGTGTTGCCTGGTAATCCGTCAGAAACTCCTAGTGCTCCAGAGGAACCTGAAGGAACAATGACACTTTATACATTGTCACATCCAGCATACCTATCTGATCCTGCGGCTACTTTAATTAAGTTTTATAAAAATAGACGCTATACGATGAAAGATATTGGAACTCTTGAAAAACGTATTGAAAATCTTGAGGTTTATCAGACGTTGACTATTGCAGAACTTTCTGTAATGAATAAAGATGATAGGACAACTAAAGATCCACTTGGTGTATCTAGACCAAAAAATGGTATATTTGTAGATACTTTTGTTGATAAAACTGGTTCTGCAATTACTAATGACGATTATTTGGCAGCAATAGATCACTTAGATAATTTGTGTCGTGGATCATATACCATCAAATCAACTAAATTGGCAAAAACTACAGGAACTGATATTAATGTGGTTACTAATGGTCCATTGTTAATGTTAAACTCAACAACAGAATCATTTGTAGTTGCGAACAAAGCATCAAAACCACTTAATGTTAATCCATTTAATGTTGTTAATTTTCTTGGTACTGTTGCTATTGAACCAAATTCTGATGTTTGGAAATCCGTAGATCGTGTAGAAAAATTACAAGTTGATTTAACTGGTGGTCAAGATGCAAAAGATGCATGGAATTCAATTGAAAGTACAACATGGGGTCCATGGAAACCAAATTGGACAACATCATCTAAAACTTCTAGCGACACTCAAATCATAGGTGTTACATCTGGTAAAACTGTAACCAGAGAAAAAGGGCCAGGTGGAAATTTAAAAGAAACAAGTTGGACGGACACCACTTATAAAACCACAAATACTACTGTTACAACTGACAAAATTACAGCAGCGAAACAAGGTGTAACTACATCAATTAAAGCACAAGTATTAACTGCCGATTTAGGTGATAGATTATTGGATGTTAGTATTGTCACATACATGAGACCGATTGATATTTTAACACTAGCAACAAAATTTAAACCTTATACTGCATTGCATGGTCGTTTTGATAATGTTAAAATTGATGATAAGATTATGAGTTTAAATCGGTTCACTATAACTGGCGACTCTGTAGCACTAGAAACCAAAATTGGAAATCAAGAAAGAGTTAATTTATTTGATAGCGTTTCTGGTGCTGAAGTTGGCGCAGGACTGGCCGCTTTAACTTCAGGTAAAAATTTCTGGCTTGTAAATTTTGTACCAAGTTCTACATATGGTACTTGGAATACTACCAATTTAACTCAAACTGGAATTAGGGTTGTGGGTACAGTGTCGGGAAAGACATACACATGTAAATCTTGGGCACACTATCAAGGTCGACCATCCGCAGCATCAACTACAACAATTACCCTTTCACCTGCTGCTGGTGGTTCAAGTGGAATTGCTGATTATGTCGGTCAACTTTTAACCATTGTTGATGGTCCAGGTAAAGGTTCAGTAAACAGAATTTCTGCTTACGATGCAGCAACACGTATTGCTACCATTGAGGGTTCGTGGCTTGTATTGCCAACCACAGATTCTCAATACTCAATAGGTTTATTGGAAACTGATGAGTATGGTTCCGCTGCCGCTGTAATTAAAATTCCAGGCGATACTTTCCGCACAGGTGAAAAGATTATTCGTCTAATTGATGATGAGTTTAATAATACTGAAAATTCTAGAACAAATGGTGAAACAAGTTTCTTCGCACAAGGCGTGATTACAAAAAATCAAGAAACTTCAATATCAGTATTTACACCTAAAATTGCAGAGAAAAAAGATGTGACGGAATCGTTTACCGTATCAAAACAAGATGTTCAATCTAAAAGTTCCATAAGCATAGGACATAATGTAGATGGTGTGCGTTATTTCGATCCTCTTGCACAAACATTTTTGGTAAATCAAAAAGATTATCCACAGGGTGTAATTATTGATAGTATCCGAGTTTGTTTTAGAACCAAAGATGTAGCAATTCCAGTCACATGTCAAATTCGTCCTGTTATTAATGGATACCCCTCTTCATCAATAACATATCCATATGCTGAAGTTACATTGACACCAGATAAGGTACAACTTACAAAAACTCCAAATCTTTCGGATTCGGCAAAATATACTGAATTCAAATTTGATGTTCCTGTTCACTTACAACCTGGAGAGCATTCGTTTGTTCTGTTATCGAACAGTAATGGATATGAAACATATGTTGGTGAGATTGGCGCAACTGATATTTACACCAATACTAAAATTTCTGAACAACCGTACACTGGTTCATTATTCTTATCTCAAAATGGATCAACTTGGACCGCAGATCAAACTGCTGACATTATGTTTAGCATCCAGAAAAAAGTATTTTCTACAGATGTTGGATATGGTTTCTTTGAAGTTGATTTGAGTGACATTTCTACTGTGGGTACCGCATCAATTTCAGGAACCACAATGACTGTTAGTAGTCAATCTTTTGGTGGAAATGATTCTGATATTGCAAAATTTAAATCATGGACAAATGGTGGTGCTGCGTTTGCAGTTGGTCAAACAATCCGCGGAACTGGAATCACAACAGGAACAACAATTACTGCGTTAGGTACTGGAAGTGGCAGCACAGGTACTTACACAGTTAGTCCAAGTCAAACTGTGTCAAGTACACCAATTTATGCTGGAAATGATTCTTATTTTGACTTGATGCATTTTATGACAAGTGAGGCAAAACCAGATCAAACTGGAACTCTATATGAGTTTATATCTGAAGGCGATAGTGGTTCTCAACATCCTTATATTAGAATTATACCAGATATTGATTATAGAATGACTGATGGTTATGGTCGCAGAAAATTAAATTTTGCAACAGGAAATCCAACGTTTAAAATGCGTATAGCATTAAATACTATAAATCGTGATGTTTCGCCAATGATTGATATCAATCGTTTAAATATATTAACAATTAAAAATAGAATTAATAATTTACCATTGTTGGATTCTAATCTTTCTATTACGGGTGGAACTGGTTACACTCATTTAGCAATCGATGTTTCTGGTGGTGGTGGTTCTGGAGCAAATGCTAAACCAACATTAACTGCAGGTGTTTTAACTGGTATAACGTTTGATAGTATAGGGAGTGGTTATACCACATCCCCAACATTAACTCTTCGTAGACCTGCCAATGCTGTTGGTACTGCTGCAATTGCTTCAACAACATTGACAGTTAGTTCGGTAGATTCTGGTGTTTATGCAGTTGGTCAAATTCTTAGTGGTTCTAGCGTTACTCCAGGAACAACAATTACTGCGTTAGGAACTGGAACTGGTGGTGTCGGTACGTACACTGTTAGTCCAAGTGGAACAACATCAAGCACAACAATTACTGGCACATATGGTGGTTCTGGTGCAATTGTGCAATATAATGGTGAAGATTGGTCAACTGGTGGTAATTCTGAGATTCGACACATCACTAAGAAAATTGCATTAGCAACTGGATTTGATGCGGGTGATATTCGTGTCTATATGGATGTGTATAAACCACCAAGTTCAGGATTCTTGGTGTATTATAAAGCACTATCTACTTCAGATACCGCTTCATTCGAAAGTCTGAAATGGAATTTGATGACACAATTGGATAATAATTTGGTAAACTTTATTTCAGAAGATGAAGGAGATTTCCGTGAGTTTGCGTTTGCACCAGGAACTAAAGGAACTGCTGATAACAATATTGCATATACTTCTAACGGTTCAACGTATAAAGACTTTGCTGTTTTTGCAATTAAGGTAGTCATGTATGGAACTACTACCGTAGATGTTCCTAAATTCACGAATTTGAGAGTTGTGGCATTACCATCAGCAACAATAACATCATCATACACTACAAGTAAAATTGTAGCATAATGGGAAAATCATGTACGTACCTATAAAAGATAAAAAAGATTTTGTTAGAGATATATCTAATAAAGCAATTCTAAATACGAACATGGAAGAATTGAAAACGTATTATGCTGAGAGAGATTTGGCAATAAAAAGAAATGAGGAAAAGTTAATGATGGAACAGAAAGTAAA